CGATGTGATGCTGGCCGTGGTGGCGTTGGTGCCCCCGTTGGCGATTGCCAGGGTCCCTGCCAGGGTAACCGCACCAGATGTAGCAGATGACGGTGTAAACCCAGTGGTGCCCGCCGAAAAAGTCGAGACGTTGGTCGTTGCACCGTTGCTCGCCAGCAGCTTGACCGTGCCCGCGCTGTTCTTAAAGTACAGCTTCTCATCAAGGGTGTTGAGTGCCAACTCACCCGCAACAAGGTTTCCCGCTGAAGGGGCTGCTGCTGCCGTGGTGCTGTAGTACAACGAAATGGGGGTAAAGCCTGTTGCTGCCATCGTAGTTCCTTAAAATGTGCCGCCTGAAATGCCGCCGATAGCGGTCAGTACCTTGGCTACGTAAACGCCACCAGCGACGGTCAGGGCCCCCGTTGTACCTGATTGCTCCAAGGTACCGGGTACCGCGACCACCGAAGTTGCCCCAGTACCACCAATGGTGAGCAAGGTCGTGGCCCCGGCAAAAGCCGTAAATGTTACCCCGGAGTTCATACTCGTCGTAAACGTCGGCGAAGTCGAGAAAACCAAGTTCGTGCTGGTCGTGCCCGTCGCACCGGAGGCCGTGTAGCCCGTGATATTGTTAAACGACGTGATACTGGCGGTCGTTGCGTTGGTGCCGCCGTTGGCGATCGGAAGCGTCCCGCTGACATGCGTGGTCAGGCCGATCTTGCCGTAGCTTGGGGCCGCACCAACACCGCCAGAAATCAGTGCGTTGCCCGTAGCAACGTCAGCCAGCGTAGACAGAACCCCCGAAGCCGATGCGTAGGGGATATCGCCGATCGTGTAGCTGGTGATGTTCGTGCCGCCGTTGGCGACCGCCAAGGTACCAGCGACCGTAATGGCACCGGTGGTGGCGCTGGCCGGCGTCAGGCCGGTCGTGCCGAAGTTGAGCGAGCTGACACCCGATCCTGCGCCGGAGAACTGCGCCCAGGTGATCGCGGTCACGCCGATCGTGCCGCCGGCGTTGCTCGTGCAGACCCAGCCGGTATCGGCCTGGGTGGTCCCGGTCTCGATGAACACGTACGCCCCAGGCACCTCGGCCCAGGTGTCCATGTCCAGGGCACGGGTCCACGAGCCTGCGGCGACAAGGTAGATGCCGTTGTCCGCAGCGGTCGACTGGTTCTTGACTAGGCAACGATCACCCGCCACCAGAGAGACCCCATCAATCGTCTGAGGCGCGGACAGCGTGATATTGGCCGTGGTCGCTGCGACGCAGGACGCTTTGGTGTCCAGGCCCTGGGCCACCGTGTCAACGTAGCTCTTGTTCGCGATGTCGGTGCTGTTAGACGGCGTGGTGCTCACCGTTCCTGTCGTCAAGGCGACAGAGGTCAGGTCAGTGTTTGCCCCTTTCAACGCGAAGGCCGCGCCGGCGCTGGTTGTAGCCCCGGTACCGCCGTTGGCGATCGGGAGCGTGCCCGAGACGTCTGCCGTCAGGCTGACCGCCCCGAAGGTAGGTGCACCGGCGGCATTGCCGTGCAGGACCGTGGTGGTGGTACCCAGGCTCGCCAGCGGCGCAGGGGCCGCGCCAGCGCCGCCACCCAGGACGATCGCGTTGGCGGTCAGTGCACCAGACGACGCCCAGGTCGTGCCGCTGGTGAAGTACGGGACGCCGCCGGACGTGCCGGCGACCGTCAGCGCCAAGGTACCCGTGCTAGTGATCGGGGACCCCGCGACAGAGATCAGGCCCCCCGTGAACGACTGCGCAACGGACGTCACACCGGTGCCGGTAGTGACCGCGCCCCAGGCGCCGTTCGCGTAGCCCTCAAAGGTGGCCGTGGTCGAGTTGTAGCGGAAGTTGCCGTTGGTGGCCGACCCGCGCTGCGCGGTAGTGCCTACCGGGACGACTAGGCCGCCGGTACCCGGCAACACCGGGTTCGACGAGATCGCAATGACCGGGGAGTTGGCAAAGTCACCATCGGTGACGCTGATCTGGTTGGTCGTGCCCAGTACCGACCGGGTGACCACCGTGTTTGAGCTCGTGAGCGCCAGGGCGCCGGTGCCCGACGCGCCGGCCACCGCCAGGGCAACCCCAGTCAGCGCGAACGTCGGGTTGCCCGCGACGCCGTCACCGTTGGTGACCGACAGGCCGGTGGTGGACGAGGACATCGTCCTGGAGGCCACCGCGTTGCTGGCGGTCTTGGCGATCATGCCGTTGGAGGCCGCCTCAAGGCTCCCAGAGGCCGCGTTCAGGGTGATGGTGAGGGTAGACTGCGCCCCCGCGTCCACGAGCCCTACACCGGTTCCATTGGACAGCGCGCGGCTGTTGTTGAGCGTGGGCTCTTGGTTCTTGGTCAGGAAGGTCTGGGTCTGCACGGGCGACCCGGCCAGCGCCGCGGTCGTCGTCCGTACCGTCACCCCGTTCTGGACGATCGGGACCGATTCAGCGCCCGTGATCGCACCGGCGGCGGGTAGTTGGGTGATTGTTACGTTTGCCATTACTGCCCCGGGGAGGTGGTCAAGGTGTCGAGGTTCCCGTTGTTCGATGGGGTCTGCGTGTTCTGTTCTGGAGACAGGTCAAACTGGTTATTGCCAGTGGTCTCAATCGCATTCGGGTCTACCGCGATGCTGACATCGGGCCTGGGGAACCGGATCGTGATCTTCTCAGTCGGACGCGGCGCCAGCCGGTACGGGTCCTTCTCGTCCGCGCAGCCCTGGTCGCATACTAGCAAACCCGGGAAGTTTGGATCGGTTTGGGCCACCGAGTGCGCGCGCTTCATCTTGCACCGGTCGCAGATAAATATGGCGATGTCCGAACCGCCTCGGGTGTCGAGGAAGCGCGGCATGGCCTACCTTGAGTACACCGAGATGTTCGGCGCGAAGTAGATCGGCGACTTGTCGCGCTCTTCCTGCTCCGCCATGTTGAAGTACTTCTCGGCCTGGACCTCAAGGTATTGAATCCGCCCGACATCAACGCCCGGGAGCTCCTGGGCCATCTGATGCGCCAGCATGTTCTGGATCGCCATCAGCCACCGGTCGGGGATCGCGAGCTGTCCGCTCAAGGCGCCCACGTCCTGCACGTAGGCCGAATACCACACCGTCATCTGCACGAACGAGCTCGATGGTGTTGGCCAGACCGTGATGGTGGCCTGGGGGATGGTGCGGTTGAGCCAGTACTGGAACGGCTGGTTGGCCGTGAAGTTCTTGTTGGGCAGGTTGGTGTAGTCGTCTCGGTTGAGCCGCGACATGGTGATCTCGGTCGAGTTGTTCCCGAAGTACAACTCACGCAGCGCCAGGGTGGTGCCGCCGGTGGCGCGCATCCGGTAGTACGACACGTTGGCGCCTGGGTCTATGTCCTGCCAGATCCACTGGCCATCGGTCACCGTGGCGCTTGTGGCGGTGTACAGGGCCTTCCAGGTGCTGTTGTCGGATGACGCCTCAAGCACGTAGCTCCAGACGGCATCGCCACCGCTGGCAACGTAGGGCATGAACCCGATCGACCCCAGGTACTGGGGGTTGCTGCCGTAGTTGACCGAGATGTTGCCGTTGGCCGACGTCTGCGCGCAGTATGTCGTGGTGTCCTGGTCGTAGACGTTGGCGACCGTGCCGCCGGCGGAGCTGGTGTACCCGCCAGAGGGCTGCGTCATGGTCCTGTACAGCGCGTTCAGGACGTCATTGCCACCGACCGGCAGCAGGTACTCGTACTGGTTGGCGAGCAGGCCGATGACCTGCTTCTTGATGGCGAAGTACTGGATGCCCTGGTTGATCAGGTTGCTCAGGACATAGAAGAGCGACTCCTTGGCCGCCTGGACCTGCTCAACCGTCAGTTCCTCGGCGAGCTTACCCGCACGACGAGCGCCGTGGTCGATCAGGTTTTGGACGCTGATGGTCGTCTGTCCAACGGTGCCTGAGTACGCCATGGGTATCCTTTACCAGCCGGGGCATTTCCAACGCTTCAACGACGCCTTGGCGCGGGGTGCGTCACCCTTCGAGTGCTCCACCACGCCGGACATCCTGGCGCAGAACGAGTCCTTGCGGCCACCACCGCCGGGCTGCGGCGCCTTGAGGTGAGATCCGGTCTCCCGATTGTACTTCTCGCGACCTTTGGTGGTGAGCCCGGCGCCCTTGTCCACCGACAGCTTCTCACCACGCCCAATCGCCAACGATGGGCCGCCTTCTTTCTTCTTCACCGTCTCGGCGGACTGCTTGAACGCCTCGGCAGTCGGGGCGCCCTTAGCGCCTGGGCGGCGCATTTTCTCTTTGGACCCGTGCTCAATCCGCTCTTGCTTGGCGTGAATGTTGGCGTACAGGCCGCCGCCGCCCTTCATGCCGTCAGCCTTGACAAACTCCTTGCCGACGCTCTGCGGGACGCCACCAAACCCGCCCTTGGTGTGCGCGGCGGCCTCCATGAGGCGGTGTTGCGCCGGGGATTTGCTAGGCATCACGCTTGACCCGACGAGGCTTGATTCAGGAACACAGTAATTGTTGCGCTGGCAGTCACCGAATTGATCAGCAGGAGCACGCCCGTTGCACTGACAGAAGAGTTGGCCGAAAGGGTGGTTGTCTTGGCTGCCAATGCTGAGATTGTTGTGGAAACGGAGTTGGTGTCGTGCGTGTACACGTTGGCAAAGGTCTCGTACATCGTGTAGTTGATCGTGCCAGTCACCGCCACCGTCATGCCCGCAGCCGCCACTGAGTTCGTCAACGCGATCGTTGGTGTGATCGCCGTTACTGCAATGCCGATTGATAGCACCAGCGCGCCCATTGTTGCCGACGGCGTGATGGTCGTGATGGTCTTGAAGAACTTGGTGCTGGTGGTGGTCGACGCACTCGCAGGCCCGGTCACCGTATCTGTGATCACGTGTCCGTCAGCGTCAGTGCCTGCGATGGTAAACGTGATGCCAGCCAAGGTTGCTTGGGCTGGTGATGTCAACGTCACGTAATGCGCCAGCCCGTCGGTGGTCGAGGTGGTGGTCGGCGCTGTAGCGTCACCGGTGCTGTTAAAGGTTTGGGCGTTGAACGCAGTCGTGGACGCCACGGCAGGCGTGTACGGACCCAGCTTGATCGGACGCATGTATTTCTCCTGGTATTGGGAAAACAGGGGCCGAGGCCCCTGTTGTCAGCGCATCTTGCGTAGCTCTGCGGAGGTGTGCCGGTGCACGCGACTAGCTGAACCCCCTCGCTTGTACCCTGACAGGCTACCGGTAGCCGGGCTGTTGCCAAGCACCTTCTGCATAGCCTGCTGGGCCGCTAGGGGCGGTGGATTCGCCATCGTGGGCATGCCCATGGGCGGCATCCCGGTGGGCATCCCCGCCGGTACACCAGCCCCCGGCATGCCTTGCGGCAGGTTGTCCGGGCCGATCATGCCGCCGTCAGCCTTGCGCATCACGCCGCCCATGGCCTTGTTGTAGTAATCACCGCCGCGCCCAGGTATCACCATTGCCTTTCGCATGTTAATGGAATCGGCAAATGTCGATGGTGGGCTCATGCGCGGGGCATCAAGTGCTTGATGATCAGAAGGCCCGAATCCTTCACGTAATTCACCTAATTTTTTATTTCTTGGGCGCGAAACAATATCCGCTATTTGTTTGGAAACAAATTCATCATAGCCCCCATGAGTTCTGGGGACCCTGCCGCCGGTACTAAAGGTGCCAGACTGCGCCGTGGTGCTTATGGGCTTAGAGGCCGGCTTGCTGGGGTACGTTACGGGACGGCCAGTGTCAACACTGCCCCCCGTGGCGTAGGCTTTTTTTGCTGAACCACCAGTCTTGAAGCCGCCCGCGTTGCCGTTGCGCACACCACTAGTGCTGGTGCCAGTCTTGCCGGGCTTCATCGTGTCGGCGGGTCGGTTGGCCCAGTCGATAGACCCACCCATTTTGAAACCGCCTGCGTTTGCCATCTTGACGCCGCCAGTGCCCTTGGCTGAGTCGTAGCGATCGCCGTCGTTCACCTTGGTGTTCAGGAACTTGCCTGCGTTGCCCGAGATGGTGCCGCCGTCCTTGTAGCCGGCAGCGCCCGTACGGACCCCGCCCGTGCCCCGAGCGCGGTCAGTCTTGTCACCATCCGACATCTTGGTGTTCAAGAACTTGCCGGCGTTGCCCTCGATGGTGCCACCCTTCAGCATCAGCTTGGTGCCCTTGCCGCCCTTGTGCTCCTGGGCGTCGTGCTGGCGCATGGCTTTCTTGATCATGGCCTTGTCTTGGCCCATGTCGGTGCTGCCGCCTTCTTTGCGCATCATCGGACGGCCTGGGGCGCCCATAGGAGCCGCCATGGGCATACCTGGGCGCATACCCGGGCGAGCCATCATCGGCGCGGCACCCATCGGGGCCGCACCCATCATGCCGCCCATGGCTTTCTTCATGACCTTGCCGCCCTTTTTGTAGCCTTGGCCTTCTGCCATCATCTGATTTTGACGATTGGCATTTTCATTTTCGGCTCTCAAGGCGTTTTGCGCATCCGCCATGGTGTAGTTGGTGTCGTACCCAGGCAGGCCAACAATTCCGCGCATCATGTCCTCGGCCTTGACCGGAACGGGCCCGTAATCGTCTTGCGTAGCATGACCACCGCCGGCCTTCTTCATGACCTTGCCGCCCTTCTTGGACATGAAGGGCGCGGCCATGGCCTTGCGACGCTCGGACATGGACGGCTTGCCGGGGCTCATGCCCTCGGCATCACCACCGCGGGGCTTGCCCACGGCGATCGCGACCGTCAGGCCCTTGCGCATGGGCGAGTGACCGTCCTGCTCGCAAGCCTCGTCCTTCATGTTGACGTGACCGCCCTTCTTGAGCTTGAGGATCACCGATGGCTCGGTGGTCATCATCTTGGTCATTGGTTTGAATTGACCCATGTCGCTCTCCCTTTAGTATTGGGTGACGCCGAGAGCACCGACGCGGGTTGCGTTGGGGCCGACTGCGATTCCCGGCAACAGGATGCCCGTCACCGTCCGAACGATACCATCCGACGCGGTGGCTGGGGTGTACGTGCCG